CGAATCTGTATTAAATTTTTTAGTGCCATTATGATATAACTCTACAGAATCATCTTGTGTAGCTTTTATCATTACTTCGCTGTCAGCAGCATTAGTAACTTGAAGTTGACTTGTGACTACAGATAACCTTCCAGTACCAGCGTCTTTTATAAAAGAATTGTCTCCATCGTGATAAAGCTGTAAATCCTCGCCAAGACCTAGTTTTAATTTATGACTATCTGAATCTACAAGAATATCACCAGTAGAAATAAAGTTTCCAGTGACTTTACTGCCTCCAGCAGTTGTCTCAAAACGTTTTGTATTATCGAAAAATAATTCTACGGCTCCATCTACAATGAAATTAGCACAAGTTTCTGAATCACCCTTTGTAATTCTTGTATTATTATTTGAAGCTAGTCTAAGTTCTCCAGTACCATCATCTAAAACATAAGAATGGCTTCCGTCATGGTAAATTTTTAAATCTTGCGATGCTCCGAGTTCTATTTTTCCTGTATCGTTTGCTATTTGTAAATTTCCCGATGTCGTCAGCCTCATACGTTCTGTAAAGGCTGATTGATCACTTGTAGTAAATAAAAGTGGATTACCATCTTGTGAAAATACATAACTTAAACCACTATCTGCACCAATACCTACTTTTGTAGTTCCGCTATCTTTTAAGGTCACAAAAGGAGAAGTTGCGTGATCTAAAGTCAACAAGCTTGTAGGGCTGGTCGTACCAATGCCTACTTTTCCAGACGAATCTATAGAAAGCCTAGACGCATTTATATTTGTTTGATCACGAATTGAAAAAATACCACCATTAACATGAAGATTAAAATCACTATCGGCATTATTATCTTCAAGAGAAATAGTTGGACTAGCATTAATTACAGTAATATCTGATGTAAAAGTTGGCGAGATTTTCGATCCCGCTATTGCTGCACTTGAATTTATATCAGCATTTACAATAGTATCGTTTGCTATTTTGGCTGAGGTTACAACACCGCTATCAATAGTAAAAGTATCTCCACTGTTGCTAACAGTAATATCCCCCTTATCTCCATCACTTATTCCGCCACCAGAAATTTCAGCTACAGAATTATCATCTTTTTTTGTGAATAATTTGCCTGTATCGGTTCTAATTGCAATTTCACCAACTACCAAATCACTTGCACTTGGATCGCTACCAGAACCTCTTTTTAATTTAATTTCGTTAGCCATCGGCTTTTACCTCCTATGACTTAGTAAGATCCACCATCAATATTGAAGCTAGAGGCACTTTCATCTTCTAAAAATGTAACTAGGTCAGACAATGCAACTTGTTTCATCGTTCCATTGTCATTACATATAAACCTATCTGCTGCTGCAAGAGTTGTCGAGGTAGCAGAAGTTCCACCATCCATAAGATTCAATTCTGAGGTGGTTGAGGTTATTCCATCTAAAACATTTAATTCTGTTGCAGTTGAAGTCACTCCATCAAGAATATTTAGTTCAGCAGTTGTTGATGTCACTCCATCTAATATATTTAATTCGGCTGTTGTTGATGTAACTCCATCGAGAATATTTAACTCAGAAACAGTTGCAGTTAAGCTAGTAAGTTTTGTTACTGGTAAAGTTCCAGTTATAGAACTAGCAGCTAAATCAATAGCAATCTCAGTTGACTCAATCACAAGCCCACCATTTGCTTTTAAATCAACAGATAGCGTATTTCCAGACTTATCTAAACCGTCACCTACTGTTATTTGACCTGCACCTGAGAACTGAGCAAAGGTAAGATCATTCGTTCCAACAACCGCAGATCCTTTATTACTGGTACAGACGAAACCATTATCCGCATTTACAGTTCCCTGCTCTACGAAAGTGAACATTCCTGCTGCATCTGCACCAGCAGCTAAATCGCTTGCCCTGGCTGGTGACGATCCAACAATATAAATACCGTTTTGACTTGAAGTTGATTGATCCTTAACAAGAACTCTATCGTTGTCGGCAAGAGTTACACCGTCTAATGTGTCTCCATTATTAAGTGCTGTTGAGATTGTAATATTTCCAGTAGTAGCTGCTTTCACAGAATCTTTTACATCTAGTCCCTGAGAAGTGGCCTCAACAAAACCTTTTGTTGCAGCATCTTGGGCATTAACAGGATCAGATAAATTAGTTATAGTTTGACTATTTAGTGAAACAGAGCCAGTTGGTGCAGCCATCTGATCTAACCTTGAAGTTCTTACCTGCGTATCAAAATCACTTACTTTTGCAGCCGTAAGAGTAGGAATATCAGCAGCAACTAAAGCTCTAAATGTTGGAGCAGCGTCACTTCCTGTTGTAGGACCAGATAAAACTTTATTGGCATTTTGTACTGTTGTTTTGTCAAAGAAGCTTCCTGTTCCTCCTATCGCTTCAATAGTTGTTGCAGAACCTCCTGCTCCACCCGTCCCGATGCCTATAAATAACTTTTTACTGCCTTCAGCAAAAGCTAACTCAGCATTTGCAAGGCTTGTTGGTGCTGAAGATCCTGTTGATCTTTTTATGCGTACTGTGTTAGCCATTTTTAGAAGTTTCCTCCGTCAACGAGTGTAAGTTTAGTGGTTGTGCTATCTGCTTTAAATGTATCAGATGCAGCGTGATAGTACAGAAGAGCATCGTTAACTTTACCTGATATATCAAAATTCATTCCAGCCGCAGCAGGTCCTTGTGGTCCTTCAGTTGCAATTTGCACCGTTGCAGCGATACCTTCTGTAACCGTTACCGTATTGGTGGTTTCATTTACAGTAACAGTATTTTTTTGTTCTGTAATTTGAACACTATTCATGTTGTATAACCTTCAGATACAAATATTGTACCTTCTAAATAATATTCTTTTTTTCCTGAGCTATTTGTTAACAAAACATCGTATTTTAAAACATCAGGTGTAAAAGTAGCCGTTTGTGTATCTGTTAAAGATATTTTTACTTTCCCATCTGATCTGCTTGTATAAGCAACAGTAAAATCCGCAAATTTTGTTGTTCTAGTTTCTTCCCAAACTTGTGCAGCAACAGTAAAACCAGTTAAATTTATTGCAGTATTAGTTGAATCTTTGAAAACCAAATCAATATCGTGATCTGATCTTCTTTGAAGAGTAAAATTGTAAGTACCTGGTTCGATTGCCATTAGCTATAAGGTGAAGTGCCTAAGATAGAAGTATTCCATTGAGATTTTAACTCATCTGTTGTACTTGCAGATTTAATAGCTGAATCAGCAGGTGCATCTCTTAATGCTTGTTTTTTAGCAATAATAGCTGAAGTATCTGCTGAAATTTCTAATGCTTTTTGAAATTCAATATCAAGAGATTCTAGTAATGGCTGTCTAGCTATTCTTATGTTATTCTTATGAATTTCTTTGGCTTTTGCCATGTCTATATCAAATCCCATAATAATTATTCTGAATAAGTCCAAGCATCTCTAAAACTTAAATCTGTAGGAATTTTAGATTTATCTACAGTATAAACTGTTCTATCACTTGGGCAATCTTTAGCTTTTATTTCATCTAATGACAAAGGGGATTCATCCGCTGGAACGACAATACAAAGATTTCCGTCATCGTCAGTATATAAAAAACGTGTATCAGATTTTGCCATTATTTTTAGGTATCTCCACTAAACATAACATAGACATTTGCCATATTCTCTCTTGATGTTCCTTCAGCATTCATAGTTTCTATCTGCATCTCTCCTACTGCTGGTGTTCCTGTTACACCGTGTCCTCTTGAACCTCCGTTTGCGTCTTTTCTTACTGTAACTGCAACGCAATAATTAACATTTGAAAAATTAGTTGAAAAGCTTACTCTTGTAACTCCAGTTGAAACTTGAGTTATTGAACTTACACCAAAACTATCATTAATTACATCAGGATCTCCTGTATTAGTGTAATTAATCCAGGCTTTTAATCTGCCCTGTTTAATCTGTGTCGCTGTAAACAAAGTATTCCCACTAGCATCTTGATAATTGGTTGCCTTAAGATTTGTAGCTACTAGAGTTGTGCTTGTAAGTGATGTCAGTCCAGAAAAAGTTGTTTGAGTAGCTCCTAAAGAAATACTTGTACTTCCCACAGTTATTGAAGAATTAGCTAAAGCACTGTTTGATATTGATGAACCAGAAGTTAAAAGCGTTCCAGTTTCATTTGGTAACGTTATTGTCCTGTTTGCGGTAACAGTGCCAGCTTTCATTTCAACGTAATGACTATCATCATCGTCAAAGAAACGAACAGCTTTTGTTCCCTTAAGATTTACACCATTCTGATCTAGAAATATTCTTTCAGTGCCAGCAAAAGTTAATCCAATTTGGTTAGTTCCTCTCTTATAAAGACCAGTTGTACTATCTCCAAAGTTAATTGATGGTGCTGAATTTACTCCTTGTGATAAACCTAATACACCTGTCATTGTCCCACCCGAAACAGGTAAAAGACCTAAATTTGCTGTATCAACTGGGCCTATTGTGGTAAATCCATTGTTTGAAGAATTTCTTATTTTTAAATTATTACTATCAGCTGTATCAACATACGGCATGAACGCTGACATATTAGCAGGATCAGTACTTCCACTATTTAATGTTTTTATTGCATCAAATACTAGATTAAGGTCACTACGAACAGAAGCTCCCGAAGCATTGGCAATATTATAATCTGTAACTTGAGCCATAACGTACTAATTAAACACCTTTACCATATCCTACAGCCGAAAAAGTAAAAGATCTATCAACAAAACTTGAACCATTTTTAATACTTATAGTAAATTGTTTACCTGCATTTGAATCAGTAGGTTGACTTATTGTAAAAAAGTCTCCTGACTGAGCATCTTCAATAGTAATACCTATACTCGGCATAAAAGCTCTCAATCCTCCTAAATCTGACGTTCCAACAAAAAATGGAGAGGCAAAAGTAACTGTTTTTGCCGATGTTCCTGATTGTTGTGGTGCAGAAGAGGTGCTATTACCTACTTGGTAATTTTGTTCGGTTCTTGATTGAAATAAAGCAGTAAAACCAGCTTGTTGCACATTAATATTTTGGCCAATATTTCCTGTTTCTAAAATTAATCTAAATTTGAATCTACGGCCTTTGTAATTTCCATTAGCAAAATTATTATATGAACTAAAAGACCCTGATGCTGCTTGAGAGGTAGCTACTTGCACCTGACAGTTAACATCATCTGCTGCTCCACCATCAAAATTACCATCAGTTGCATAATCATCCCAAAAAGACCCTGTTGGTATTATTGTCTCAATATCAGTTCCTATATTAAAACCAACAGCTTGCATTCTCCTTTTCAAATCAAGTGAAAAAACAGCACCAAGATCAATAACAGATGCAAATTCGTATAAACCTCTTTTACCTCGATCAACTGTAACATTTCCACTCGTATTTTTACTCTGTAAAGATGTAACAGTAAAGGTATTTGCATTCGGAACAGATGCAATCACATAATCTTTGCTTACTGATAGACCAGAGTTAAAATTAAATCTTAATCTTTCGCCAACTGATAAACCATGAGAATTTATAGTGCAAGTTATTGTAGATCCTTCGACACCACTACCAACTGGATTAGCGTTATCTTGAACATAAGTACCTGTTATTGTTGCGGCTGGATCTGTAAGTTTTAAAGCACTATTAGCAAAAGTCGTATTTATTTTCGTTCCATTAAAATTATTATCTTCTTCTTTTTGTTCAAGAATAGTTTGTGTATCAATAAGATCAGGTAAATCTACTATAATACTTGTTTCTCCTGTACTAAAATTTCCGTTATCATCTTGAAATTTCAAAATATATTCTCCTTCTAAATTAGGAACTATTGCTTCTGTAGTATTACCAGCTAAAGCTGTTACTAAGTCAACGGAATTTTGAAAAGAACCAGTACCATCTGTTTTATTACTATGTCTTACATATACACGACCACCATGAAGAACATCAGCATCAATAGCTTTATCCCATCTAAGTCTTACAAATTTATTTGTGATAGGTTCTAAAGTTAAATTTTCTACATCAGATGGAGGTTCGCTTTTTCCTTTTGAAAAGAAAGTTAAATCAGATGAAGTAGATGATAATTTTAATCCAGAATTATATGAAAAAACTTTAAACTCATATTCACCAGCTTCAGTACCTAAAATTTCAAAATCAGGTCTGACTACAACTTCATTACTCCAGTTAGCCTTATTAAATCTGTATTGAACAAGATATTGAACAACTCCTGTTTCTGGTTTCCAAGATAATGTTAATTTTGAAACTGCTAAAGCATTTATAACAACAATACGTTCAACTGCTTTTAAGTTTTTAGGAGGAATTTTAGGAGCATTCAATAAAGAAATACTTCTCTGAGGTAAACTTATACCTTGCTCTATATTGTTATATTTAGCATCTATATAAGTTAATGCTGTAATAGTAAAATTTATTCCATCTTTTTCCTCTACAGTTATAACTCTGAAAGTCTGTGATTCTAAATCTGAACTTTCAATTAGCCATATAGAATTTGAATTAGGTGCAACAGAAAAAGCAGAACTTACATTAATAACATTGCTCGAAATAGTACTAATATCTCTAGTTTCTAAAGAACCATCAGGTAAAATAACGCTGCATTTTTTACTGGTCCCAGTGAAAGAATCTAAATCTTTAACATTATCTACTGTTATAGCAGTCGTTGTTGCTGATTTTATACGTCCACTTCGTCTTTTACTTGCTCTTACAGGATCATTTATAGCTATAACACTACCTGGTCTAACAATCGCTCCAGATTCTATTGATGTAGTAAACGTAACAACCTCAGTTTCATTTTGCTGACTGAAAAGTATTGCTTTCCCGAGTCTTTGGGCTTGCCCACGAGAAGTACACGCAAATGCTTTTATGTCTTTCTTTATTATTCCTAACTTTGCCTGTGCAGCCGTATCTTCTACAACTTCGTAATCTATCTCTCTACTATCCATATTGAAGTAGCTGACGTTTATGACTGTGTTTCGCTGTTTTAAGCTACTACCTGAGTAACTAAAACCGCCTTCACCTACATTTGCCAAACTAAATAAATAACTTGGATCGGTAGGTCTATCTTGTGAGATATTTACAGACCCTTCAGACCAAATAGGAAAACATCTCATAACTCCTGCTAATTCATTAATTAACTTGAAAGCTTCTGAGGAACTTTGGATATTAACATTACAACTGAATCGAGGTTCTTGACCACCAGCACCGTCATCCACTAATTCATTTGAATATTTACTGGCAGCTACAAAACTAAACAAATCAAGATCAGCATCTTTAATATGAGTTCCAAATCCATATCTTTCAGTGGTCAAAAGATCAAGCAAAATTAAGGAAGGACATGAACACCATTGAGCAGCACCCATCGTTCCATTAAATATATAACCACTTGGATAAACTACTCTTCCTGTTTGTAAGTCAATAGTAGGAGTACCAGAATTTGAAGCACCTGCTCCAGGTATTCTTACCTTTATTCCACGAATACGATAAGCTCTCGAAGGGATGCTATTAAATTGTTCTGAATCAATTCTTATCTGTGCATAAGCACAGTCAGGATAAGTTTGCTTGTCATCAACAATTTCAGTAAGGGTTGTAAAGAAAAATTCGTCTTGTAATAGCTCATCTGTGTCACTGGCTGTAATTCTATTTACCCTAACTTCAACAGGAAAAGCTGTTCCAGCAGTAATTTTAGCTCTATCAAGACTTACACGATATTCTTTTTGGTACACATCAGCAGATCTTCCTTGAATATCATCAAAGATTTCTCTGGTAAAATCAGCATCACCATCATATTTAGTAAGAATTTCTAATTTTACTGAAGCACCGTAAATATTTCCTGCTCTAGTATTTTGTTGTAAGACAGGAAAAGTTATAGTTACTTTAAAAGCATCAATAGCAGTGTTTGTTATTGAACGTGTAACAGGGCTACCTGAGACTACTTTTACTCCAACAGGAAAATTTTGTGGAGTACCCTGTTCTTGAATACCAGGAATATGAGTTTGATTTGATGTTCCAAAACGAGGAGTGAATACTACATTTTGAAAATTAAACTTTGATGTTTCTGGATTATTATTATCAGCAGAGGAATCTAAAACTTGAGTATTATCTAAAAATACATCTTTTAACGCTGCATTGTTATATGCTGTAGTTCCTTGTGTTAATGAGGCTTTAGAAGGAGTAGCAAACCCCTCGATTTCTCCTTCAGAAATTAAATCTTGTAATGATGCAAACTGTTTACTATTTAATGTATCAGGAGTAATTATTGGTTTTGGTGGTTTTGGTCCCCTAAATAAATTTAAAAAAGCACCTCTAATAATTTTTTTATTTTTATCCATCATCTTGATACCTGATTAGTGTCAACACCTGCTGAAATAAGAACTGATCCAGTTAATATCTCTCCATAAACTATAGGTATTGGTGTCCCTGCTCTTGCTGTGTTTTGAATACCAGAAAAGTTAAAAGAAATTCTTGGATCGCCCTCCTCTTCTGGATCTTCTGATGAAAACAATAAATTATTAACACCTTGTAAAATTAAAGCTGCTCCAACATTAAATGCAAAAGTTCCAGCAACACCTAATTTTAAACCTCCTGATGTAAGGGCAGCAAAACCTCCTGGACCTGTTGCTATTGCAAGTCCAACTAAAGCTACACCTAAAATAATTCTTCTGGTGTTTGGCCCTCCTGCTCCTGATATAGCTGGTACAAAATGTATATCTTGTCTCCCAAGAGGATAATCAATTTCATCTTTATCAATATCATAATTACCCACACTTACATGATAACTTTGAGGACTCATATGACTTTCTATACCTTTAAAATTATGTATCAAAAAGCTTACAGCTTTTGCAATACTATCAACTTCAACTTCAAATTCTTTATGACCAACAAACTCGGCTAACTTTCCATATAGTTTTATTTTACGAAGCATAACGATACCTACCTCCAGTACATTTTAACAACCATTCAGAATAAGGTTCTCTACAAGATAGTCTATCGGTTAAATGATGTAATACATCCCCATTTAAAAAAATTGCTACATGATTTAGCCCTCGACTACAAATAGACATAAAAAGCAAATCACCATCTAAAAGTTTTTCATCAGATCTTAGTTTTCTAAACCCAGTTCGCCAAGCACAAGATTCAAACATTGGATTTTCGACAAATTCATCATGTGTTAATGGTCTTTCCCAATCTCTTAATTCAATATCTTTTGTTTCTTTGTACCAATCTCTAACTAAAGACCAGCAATCAGTTACACCCCAAACCCATTGACGACCCAATATAGGTGCTTTATAACCTGATGGTTCAAGATAACCCCACTCTTCTGTTTTAGGATTAACAATATGCCACGGTAGTCCACTATCTTCACAACTTACTTTATCTGCCTGACTTGGTACAGGTGCAGTTAGAGGATGACTATGAATAACAGCAACAATCTCACCTGTCTTATCTGCTTTTACATAATCTTCTGGATTTAATATAAACTCTTGATAACTGGTTATAGCCAAATTTTGACAAGGATAATATCTTTTCTTACCCTTAACATTTAACAAAAGGCCAACAGATTCTTTTGGATCTTGGTCTTTCGCATGAAGTAAGGCATCTTCTTTCCAATCCATTAATTAAAAGTACCTATAGATGGAAATAGCGAACGAGTGCATTGCCTTTTAGGAGCTTTTACACCTGCAAGATCTAACGCTGCTGCTAATTCAAATTCAACGACATCTCTGTTTTCAGAAGCTTTACGATCTACAATAAATATTTGTCTTTTAAATTCTGCTGTAGGGTCTGGTGTTCCAAATGGGTTTGTATTACCTGGGAAATTTACAGCGTCCAAGAATCTAGCCATTGTTCTTATTCTTGTAAAAATAGCACCAGTAAGATCATTTCCTGCTGTGGTTTGATTAACATCAAGTAATATCGCAGATATTGTTCCAAGTGCGTTACTTACAATAAGCTTAGGTCTTGGTAATTGTCCACGTTGATATGCAAAACCATTTGCTTCTACAGGAAATCTAAGATAATTATCACCGTCCCAAACTATTTCACCATTTGCATTTAAATTTGATCCAGAGTGAAATCTATAAACAGTAGTCGAACCATGTAACGAATTATCTAATTGAAGTGTAAAAAGTTCAATAATCGCTGAAGGATTAATCTTTTGAACTTCACTAAAAACGGGATCATTATTTATGGTCATGGCTCAAATACCTGTCTAAAGGTGGCTTGGATAGTCGCTCTGTTTTTGTATGGAATTGATTTAGTCCAAGATTCGCAAACAAATTTAGATGAACTAGCTTCACCAGGAGGTTGAAAATCAAAACTAGCACTGTCGTTAGCACGAGCATCAAGAAAAGTTTCTATAGTATCTGCTTCTGTTTCTGATACTTCAAAAGTAAAGTTAAATACTTTTGGAGTCCGTATTTAGGTTGGATCGAGGGAAAGGTAGCCATTATGCAAGTAAACCTCCAGGTCTTTGTTGCTGTACTATTTCAGATTGTACTGCTGCGGAAATAAGACGGCCAAGTTCTCTGCCACCTTGTTCATCACCCTCAACATTTGATCCAGAAGCATCTACGTTTACGACTACATTTGTAGAACCACCAAGAGCATGGTTTGGTGTAACCATTCCTGATACTCCAGGTGTAAATAGTTCAGGCCCACGTTCTCCTACAAGAGTAGGTTTACCTCCTGGAATACGACCTCCATCTGCTGCTGTACCAATTTTATTTTGTATATCATTTACTTGTAAAGGAAGTTTAGGAGCAAAACTCTTACCTAACATTCCTAATAAACTTTGTTGGAATTGATTTGCTGCCATCCTCGCTGCTGTTTTTATAAAATGGTCGGCCATAGCATTTAACATATTCCTAAACGCATCTTGCACAGACATTGTACCTTTAATAATTCCTGCAAATGAACTTTCAAAAGATTGAGCCATTGCTTGAGATAGATTTAAAACTTGATTAATAGGATTTTTTAACTTCAGCATTTCATCTTGAAGATCTTTTACTTTATCGTTAATAGCAGAAAAAGCTAATACTCCCGACTGACCGAATTGACCTTGTGCCTCATTGACTAATGAAAGTTGCTCTCGAAGTATCTTTAAACCCTCAATAGTATCTTTAAGTGTTTGATCTTCTGTTTCTGCAAATTTTTTCTCAAGTGCTTTTACTCTTTTATCTACAATACTTTCCACCCCTATACCTGGAAGATCTCCTATTAGACTGCCTCCTGTTGTATCCTTTGTACCTCTTATTTTATCTAAAAACTTAACTTGCTTTGCTTGTTCTAATTGATCTCTTTGTCTTGCCTTGATTTTTGCTCTTATTAGAGCTAATTCAAGAGTTTCAGAATTATTTATAAGATTTTGTTGTAATAATTGTGTTGTTTGTTGATCTCCAATATCTTTTCTTGCTTCAAAAATTTCTTTAGCTAATTGTGCTGAACGATTAGAACCTGCTAATGACTGAAATGCAGAACTATCAGATCCAAAAACTTCTACTAATGATTTTCTTAATCTAGGATTGTCAAATTCTTTAAAACCTTCTAATAAACCAAAAGCCTCCTCTTTTGTTACTCTAAATCTTTTTGCTAAATCGTCTATATCTTTTGCAACTAATTGACTACCTCCACTTACTCTTGAAAACCTTGAATTTAAAACAGCTAATGATTCATTAAATTTTTCATTTTTATCAATAGCAGAACCTATTGCAGTACCAACAATAGATAAAGCAAAACCAAATTGACCACCTATAGCTCCACCAGCAAGTCCACCAAGTCCACCACCAACTGCTGCTGCTCCTGTCTGTCCAAACAGTAAAGGGAAAGCTCCACCAATAGCTGCACTACTAATTGTACTTCCAAGTTTTTGCCTTCTTGCCCTTCTTTTTGTTGCAAGTAAATTTGCATCTTTTTCTGCTTTTTTTCTTAATGCAGCTTCCTCTTTTATTGCTTTTTTAACAAAAGCATTTGATTTTTTTTCAAGAGCTAATTGACGTTTTGTATTAGCTGCTCTTTTTTTACTTGCTTTTCCTCTTATAGCTTCAACCTCTTTTACAAATTTCTTTTCATTTTCTAATGCTTTTGCAATTTTATCGGCAACTGGAGATGATTG